CTTACCTTCATCTGCTTCTGACTTAGCTGATGTATAATTTGAAGGATTCCATTGACCAGGATTTTCATTATCAGATTGAAAGATTTGTCCTTGAGAATCCATTGCAAATACATAACCATCAAGGTAAACTAAACCTGGTAAAGGATTTGATGGGAATGCATTTAAATAAGCACTAGCTACTGCTAATGTTCCTGCACCTGAAAATACAACAGTTAATGTACCAGCGTAATTAGAACCAGGATTTGTTAAAGTAACATTAGTAATAACACCACCACCATCAGCAGTATAAGTCCCTACAGCACCACTACCACTAACTGAACCTGTAATACTAAATGTACCTGTTGCAGGATATCCTGAACCACCACTTACTAAAGTAACACCAGCTACCATTTTACGAATTTCATAAATAGTACCTGTAGCAGTTAAATACCAACCCTTTACTTGATCATGAAATACCATGTAAGGATGAGGGCTAGATGTATCTAAGGTATTTACCCAACTTACATTTTCTCCACTCATACCTGTAAGTAATTGTGTAGATACACCACTAGTAATACTAAATAGTTTACCACCCGCAGCAGCATATAAGTTATTATTATAAGACCATAAACCTTCCCCTGATGTAGGAAGTACTGGCGTAATTGTATATGCAGCTTTACCTGGACGTTTAATAGCTAATGTTCTACCATCAGCCAAAGTTTCTTTAAAACAATTAACCATCTTAGCATCTTTGCTAGTATCATTGGTACGTTGTTTTATAGGAGTTGTTAATGGAATATTAACAATAGGCATTATCGGAAGCTCCTGTTAAATCCGCCTCTTACATCAGGTTGGAAGAATGTTGAGGTCCACTCAATATCCCAGTCCATTAATTCATTCTTAAGCATTAATGCTTTTTCTTCATAGTATTGTTTGTCTTGAAGAGTCTTTTCATAATCTGATGCAAGTTCTGCAACTAGGCCCCATTTAAGAGCTAAGAACCACTCTGATGGAAAATCAAAGTTTTGGTTAGCTGATGTTATGTCTTCAATAGGTGTTTGTACAAATAAATGTAAATTATAATTTTCAGCTGTAAAAGTATTAGGAGTTAAGAATACACTTAGTTCTCCATAATCTCTCCAAGGTTTATAGTATACAGTATTTACGTTACCTTGTGATTGTTTAGCACCTAAAATATTATACTCTTGTTGTGAGATAACAGTCATTGGCATGTCTGTAAATACGCTTAAAAGAGTGTCTACTGTAACAGTACATGGTGTTGTAAAGGTACCACCAGTCATTGTTAGTACATCACCTACAGCATAGCCACTACCACCTGTATTAGCAAGCATTACACTTGTAACAACTGGACCAGTAAATGTTAAGTTAAATGTAGCACCTGTACCAGTACCACCAGTAGTAGCAGCTGGATTAGTTGGTTGTACTGTATAACCCGTACCACCAGACGTTAAAGAAATCTCACCTACTGAGTATGTAGCATTAGATAAGTTTCTTAAGTAAGCTTGAATAAGTCTTAAAGGTTTAGCAGCATTTAAATTATAAGTTGCTGAAGGTCCTATAGTATAAGAAGTTTGATTAGGAACTAAAGGTAATGTATACTCTTTAATAGTCCATAGTTTAATACCTTCTGATTGCCATTTCTTTAAAATAAGATTTAAAGAGAAAGAAGCATTCTCTAGTGCATTAGGCCCTGGTGTAGCCCCTTCTTCAAGGACTGCTAAACTACGTAGAGCAGCTTCAATAATTTGATCTCTGGTAACGGTAAATGTAGTAGTACCTGAAGTAGCCATGTTATCCCTTAGTTTTACCTAATAGTTTCTGTATTGTCTTAGTTTCGTAGATACGAATTAAAGTCCATACAATAGTAAATAAAGCAGCAATTGCTGGTAGTAATTGCATTATTGTACCTAGTGCTGTAGCAATAGAAGCTGTGTCTATTATGTGTTTAGTTGACTCTTGCAAATGTTCCATTATAAATCCTTAGGTTCCCAGCCATAGATCTCGGCTATTTGATATGTTAGTTTATAGAAGTTTTTGTTATGGAGTTCATATCTTTTACCTTCAAGGTATAAAATAAGATGAACCATCTCATGTGCCATAGTTTTCTCTAGTGTTTGTAGATGACTCATCTTAGCACTACTTATAGTAATATTATGAGGCTCTGGTATGTATTGCCCATACATAGAAGGATCATCTACAACTAAAAACTCTATCTCTGAAGGTCTTGGTAACTGATACTTGTTGAAAGGTGGCAGTTCACATAACATTCTGTAAACTGCTTTACACGACTCAACTGTTATAAGTTTCATTTCTTTTTAATATAAAATAAGCTTCTCTCACCAAATAAGTAGAAACCTACAGCACTAGCAAAGTTATCTACTTCTTGTGTTGCAATACCATTAAGATGCATATATGCCCAAGTAGATAAAACAATAAGACCAATAGCTGGTCTCATTAATCTAGTAACTGCTTCTACCCAAGGGTATGATGGGTTACCTGATCCTGCTTCGTTCATTACTTTAAAGAACTCTAAATCTATGTTCTTCATCTGAGCATACTGCTCTATTGTTGCAGGTTTAAATTCATTAGGTGCTACAAAACGATTAATAAGGGACTTACCTAAGTCCATTACTACTGGAGCAAATGCTGATAAAATTGTAATTGGATCCATGTGTTATCCTTGCATAATAGGTATTACTTTTTTAGGTTTACGAAGTTTATCTGGTTTGCCATTAATAATCCAAAATAAATCTTTTCTATCTTTTCTTAAAGGCCCATCAATGTGTATAGGAAAGTAATCAGTAACTGCTTCTATAGTATTACAAAATACAATTACATTATCACTATAAGCATTATTACAAGAAGCTTCCCAAAGCTCACCTGTTAAAAAGAAACAAGCACCTTTACATAAATGTAACACAGGGCAGTTAGGGCATTCAGACCTGTCACTCCAATGAGTTCCTGTTTTAATTTCTACAGCTTCTAAATTAGATACATGCCCTATATGATGTGAGATTCCTGCAGGGTTATGTGATACAGGACTTACATTCTGACAAGTAAGAACATTACCATTTAAATCTATAGCAATATTATCTTCTTTATCCATTCCACATTTTTGTGGTAATGATTCTATTCTTTGACCTTCATAAAGACCTTTAATAAAGTTTAAAGACTTTTGTTGAAGGGTACCAAATCTATTAGCTTTATTAGTTCTTATTTCAGCTGCAGCTATATTTCTATAGTTTACATCTTCTTCTTCATGTAATAATGATGTGGCTAATCCACCTTCATCATAGGCATCTACAAAAGTACCCTCACCTATTCCAAGGTATTGTAAGTACTCAGGTCCTATTTCTGTAGTAACAAAGTTTTCAAACCATTCTTGAATAGCAACTCTACTTATATTCTTAGAATTAATCATAGAGTTAAAACTAAGTTTACCTACTGGAGCTAATCTTTTATATAAATCTATAACTCCTGCTTTAGATTCAGGATCATTTAATGGATCTGGTCCTCTTACATGTTGTCCAGGACCATCATGAGATATAGATACTGCAAATTCAAATAACTCTAACCAATCATTCTTTTCTTTGTCTAGTAAACTACCATTAGTAATTACTGACATTGTACAATTTGGATACTTTAACTTTAACTTTTCTGCAAGAGGTTTAAATGTTTTCCAATAAACAAAAGGCTCTCCACCCCAAAACTCAAAGTTAACTTTACCATCCCCTTTATACCAACTATCCATGTTATTAATAAAAGTATCTACATACTCTGGATTAGTTTCTTCTGCGTGGGGTACAAATCTTTGATTACAATACTCACATTCAAAGTTACAAGATAAACCTAATTGAATTTTAATGGTTTTTAAATTACGTTTACCCTTTTCAATTTTAGCAGGGATAACAACATCATCATTTTTAGGGGTAGTTTTTACTATGTCTGTACCGTCTTCCCATTTAAGAGTACTTAATGACGAATCATATAATATTGTTTTTTTATCTTGGGTGACAAAGTTTTGTGCGGTAATTGTAAATAAAGGCATTAATTATCTCTCGGTATATATTGATAGTTCCACTCAGATGCTGGAGTTAAATGTAACCCTACAGTAATTCTAAGTATGTTTTTAACACTAGGAGTGTCAGGTATGTGCAATAAGTTAGAATCAAATATTACAGCCCTATTACTATTATATTCTATAATGGTAGGTTCTGTCAAGCTATTCTTAGTGTAAACTTTAAGGTTACCACCATAAGATTTATCCCAATCTTTAGAAGCAAACCATATTAAACTTAAATCCCCTGGGGGACCATCTCTATGTAGATGAGATTCATTTAAAGTAGTAGCTCCATTTATACCAACTCTTTTAATAGCATAGGGTTTAAGGTTATGTTTACTTAAAGCACTGTAAAGAACCCTACCTATATTGTTTTCTACCTCAGGGTTAAATATTCTCCAACCTTGATTACCTTGTATACCACTTAGATTTGGAAACTGCCAGTACCCTTGTTTAAAGTATTCATAACAATAATCCCAGTCTTTTTGAGATAGGAAATTATCTATGATCATATTGTAATAAACGAGTCAGCTTGTTGACGGTCTTTTACTTTAGCATTAATTACAATTAAGATCCTATCTTTATTACCCTTATACATCTCAGACTCATGGAACACATAAGAAGGATGCATAATAAGTAACCTAGGCTTAGGTATTAACTGTATTAACATATTGTGATTAAGGCCCCTAGAACGCTGTGCAATAGGGTCTATAAATAGTAATCTCCCATCATCATTATCACAAGAATTCTGACCTTTGTCAGTAACTTCTAAATCTAAATAGTAAACACCTGTATAATCAATACCACGGTGAGTATGTGGTCTTGCTCTCATGCCTTTAGTAAACCGTCTAGGAAAGGCATTAACTTGAATCTCTAAAGAATCAGGATCAATAAATCCCTCAGCATGAAGCATTTGATATAACCTATTTTTAACCATAATTTTAAACTTTTGGATAATAGGTTTATTTTCTAAGAATAAGTTTGGTATTTTAATATCTCTATTAAAGATTTCAGGTACACCATTAAACTTATCTATTTCAGGAAGTATTGTTTTAAGCAATTCTTTATTGTCTTCATCTGTTAAAAAGTCTTCTTCAATAAGAAGGTTAACAGGCCACATTTGATGTAGCATAATTAAATCTTTTTATAAAATGGATGCTGAATAGGTTCTGCTATACGTACAACAATTGTAAAAAAGTATCTTGTTTTTTGTCCTAAATAAGGTTCACTAAAATGATATAAATATGCTGGATGCATAATCATAAATTTTGGACGTACAACAATGTCTACGTTTTGTGTATGATTTAAAGCACGTGATCTTTGTGTAATAGGATCTGTAAATATAAATCTACCTTTAGGTTGTTTAAAATTATCACCAGGTTCATTTACAACATCAAGATCTGCATAGTATACACCTACATAATCACATCCACGATGATTATGAGTTTTACTTCTGTCGCCATGTTCATGTTGTCTAGCTACAACTAAAGCTTCTATTTCATACTTTTCAGGATCAATAAAGCCTTCTGCATGCATCATCATACGAACTCTAGATTTAATATAAGCTTTAAATTTATCAATAACAGGATGTTCAACATCTAAAAGATTATAACCTTTACGATTAGGATCTAAAATATCAGGAACGTGTTTAAATTCTTTAGAGTGTTCAATACCAATTCTAATAAGTTCTTGATTATCTTCATCAGTAATATTAACATCTTCTATAATGATATTAACAGGCCAGTGCCTTTGTAATACAATATTTGGATTCTCTAAGTTCATACTGTTATCTCCGTTTTTCCTGTATAAAATTTAAAACCTGCTTTAACCTTACCTTTACCTTTTAATAAAAGTTTAGTTTGAGCTTTACCTAATTTATCTGTTATAAGTCTAGTTTCTTGAAGAATACCTGTAGTTGTTTCCAAGTATACTTCTATGTTTTCTTTAAGTGCATATGTTCCATCAGCATTTAATAATTGAACATATATATTATCATCCTCATCTTTTTTAAGTTCAATAGATGGTAACATTGGAATAACATCATCTAAACCATTAGCATTAATAGTTTCAATAAAATTATCACCTTGTTCAATGCCATTAATAGTAATAGTCTTTGCTGGAAGAAATACAATCCAGTCTTCTATTGGAGAGTCAGGCCAGGGTCTAGCTAAACAGAACCCTTGTTGTACTCCTAACATAGAAGCTACTACATGTCCAGTAGTTGATTTAGATTCACAAGAGTGTCTAAAGAAATCGTAAACTCTTACTTTTTCTCGTAATCTAAAACCAACCCCTATAATAGCATGTGGTTGATTTATACGTTCATTAGAAGAAGTGTCTCTAGTTAAATCATACATTGATAAGTACCCAGTGTATTTATCTAACTGATCCATTTGTATTTCACGTCTATGTGAAACTACAGCATCTTTACTTCCAATTAAAGTTAACTCATATTGTAAACCATTATTATCATGGTTAATTACTAATGTATTAGGAGACTGTTCTTCCCCTACATGAGGACATTTTTTGTAACCAATCATTAAATATTAATTTCTGCTTTACCTGAGAAATGTTTAAATCCAGCCTTAACCTTTCCTTCAAGCTCATCACCAAATACTTTAACTGTAGCTTTACCAGTTGCATCTGTTAATGCACGTGTTTTATTTAAATAACCAGTTGTTGTTTCAAAGTAAATTTCAATGCCTTCTTTAGCAACACTTAATTGTGCAGTAATTTCATTGCCATTTTTATTTAATGCAATATTTGGCAACATCTGATTTGCTAGCTCTGAAATATGAACATCATTATCTAAATTTAAAGGTTCTAATTCTTCTTCGTCCAAAGTTACATCATTTAAATTAACAACAACAATGTAATCAGACGATGGACTGTCTGAAAAAGGAATAAATCCAAACATAATAGGTGCAATATCTAATGCCAATCTAATTGAACCAATATTTCCTTTATTATGTTTTGAATGCTTAAAAAAATCAATAGCATTAAGTCTTGTTTCATCAGACTCATGAGGATATATTGCAGATACAATATGAGCTCCTGTCATTAATGTTTTTAATTTTTGATCTTTTAAAAAAGTATCTTTATTAAAAATGTATGTGAAAGTTATATCTTCAATATTATTATCAGATAAATTCATATTGATTAACTTAAGCTCAAAAGAATTGCTATCTAAAGTTTTTAATTTAGCTTTTTTTGTTTCAGACCTTTCTATATTTCTTGCATTTTTATAAAATTGCATATTTTTTCCTTTTTAGCAGTTGCAGTTACAATTTGTATAGAGTACAAAACTTTGTGTTAAAGTGTTATCAACAGAGTATAAATTAAGATATCTGTAGGTATTTGCTGGTTGTGAAGGCCAACAGTTTGAACCAACTATATAATTTACTGCTTGTGATGTTGTTGCATAACCTGATACTGAAACACTTGCCCATGTATTATCACCACGTAAGTATGTAGATGCTGATGCTGTACCAGTAGCAGATAAATTAGCAATACCTACTTTAGAATATGATAATGTTGTACCATCTGTAGTTAATACTTGGTTAGCTGTTCCAGCTGTTGTTAAACCTGTACCACCACGAGCAGTAGGAAGAGCTGTAGTAAAACCAGTAACATCATAATCCCAAGAAGCAGCAGTTGTACCAGAAGTTAATATACAAGTACAAACAACAGTTGTATTAGCTGTAACAGTTCCTACTAAATTAGCACCAGATGAATTTACAGTTAAGTTTCCAGAAGAATTATTATGTATTGTAAATTGCTGACCTTGAGTCAAAGTAGATGTTACAGGTAGTACAACAGTTTGCGTGGTTGATCCTGTAAAGAACTGTGTTGCTGTGCTAGATGCAGTAAGTGTTGTAGTCCCTGCCGCTGTAGCTGTAGTAGTGTATCCTAATGTAGCAATAGTAGCCGCAGCTAAAGAAGTAGCTCCTGTACCGCCGTTAGCAATTGGAAGCGTTCCTGTAACATTAGTAGCTAAATTAGTAAAGGTTGTAGAGGTTGTTCCAGTACCACCATTAGCTATAGGTAACGTTCCTGTAACACCCGTAGTTAAAGGTAAACCTGTTGCATTAGTAAGGGTAGCTGATGTAGGGGTACCTAATATTGGAGTAGTAAATGTTTGAGTTTGTGTAAATGTATTAGTAGAGTCTAATTGCGGAAAGTTAGTTAAATTAGCATTTACTAAACGAAGTTCTACTTTATCACCAGTTATAAATGCAGAAGCTGTTGTATTATCTTGACCTCGGACAATAGTAAAAGTATCTGTAGATCTAGCAGTTACTTTAACAATTTCAATTATAGTAGCTGATGTATTAGATAAAGTACAGTAAAAGTATTGACCAGCTGTAGGGTTTGGAAATAAAGCCCCTGTAGCTGATGCCACTGTTAATGAGGTAGCAACTGCTGAAATGCCAGAAGCTAGTGTAGTTGATGCATTATTTGTAAATAAATTTAATCCTGCCATAATATTATCCTAATTTAATGTTATACTATTAATTGGTGAACCATTAATCGATGTTGGTGTTGCTGGAGCAAGTAATACAGCGCTCAAGGTTACTGTTACTGGGCTAGTTATATAAAAATTGTATGGTGCTCTTACAACAGTTAAAAGTAAAGTTGCTATACTTGTTGAAAGATACTGACCTAATAAAGCTTGTGTTACGGCTATAAAACTATTAGCAGGTTCTGATCTTAACCATGGAGCTATCTGAGTATCTGCAATACCTCTTACAAAGTCTTGTGGTTGACGTATTTCCCAATCATGGTCACAACACATGAGACCATCCCAACGTTTCTTAAGGTTAGACGCTTTGTACTTACGTCCACAGACGTCACAAAGAGCTATCCAGTCTCCTTTATCGTATCTAGGTATATAACTCAACTGAGTCTCCTAGACACTAAGTGGAGCAAGAATCTGTAAGTCAGCTAAAAGAACTAGGGTATTAGAAGCAGATGTAATTACCGTCATTTGAATACGATAAATTACTCCATCTAAACCAGCATAAATTCTTTGTCCTACTTGTTGACCGCTTACTACAGGACTCCCTTGAAGTATAGAAGTAGGAGATGCATCTGTACCTGAGACTACTTGTACTGTGCTAGTTGCACTTGTAATAGTTTCTCCTGTACCCATAGCTGGAGAAAAATCAAAAGTAAACTGTTCGTTTTCAGTAGTTACTTTGTATGAAAAAGCCGTAGGCATATCCTAAATCCTTAAGTATAAAAGACTTTTCTAATCTTAGAAGCGGCATATATTAATCTATTTAAAGGGAATGTTATGAAAGATATAGCACTTCTAATTAATGTAACTATAGGAGTAACTATTAATGTAATAAATTTACGTACACCCTTAACTAATATAATACCACAATTTACTAGAATTGTCAATGGTTTTCCTACTAATTTTACTAAAGTAGAAGTTGTTGTAGATAAAACAGTTAAGATTTGATAATACAATTTAACTGGTATTAATGTACTGGTAGAACTAACTATAGAAGCTGTAATTGTTCTTGCTAAGATTAACCCTCTACTTATAGTAGATGTTACTGTAGAAGTTATTAAAGGTATGCTAAAAGTAATAGCTCTAATAAAACTAGGGGTAATTGTTGAGTAAGCTAATAATGTTACAAGTCTATTAGTAGCTGTTAGTATTGTAGATACTGTTACTTCTGCTTGTAAAACAAGTTTACCAAAGGTTCTTTGAAGAGTTGAAACTACAGTACTAGTAGCAATAATATCTCTAAGTAAAGATAGTCTATTAGCTAACGTACTCAAAGTAGTAGAAGATACTTCTAATATTTTACCACGACCAGTTTGAGCTATCGAAGCTAAGCTAGTAACTAAGGATGCTGTAATTGTTTTTAAGTATACAAAACTTGAAACAATTGTAGCTGTACTTGTACTAACAATAGACTTAATAGCACCTAGTGCTCGTAAGAACGAAGCAGTAACTGTAGCAGTAACATTCAGGGCTTGACTAAACTGTGTAGTCTCAGCCCCGTTTATTACTCGTACGTTAATTGCTGATTGATTTAGAGCCATAGCTCAGGCCCCCAATCTTATTAACTAAATTGTGTTTTGAATGTGAACTGAATGCTATCGCCTGATGTTAATGCGATACCAGTAAAGTCACCTTTAACAAATAAGTTACCAACTGTAAGTGCATCAAACAAACCAGCATTAGTAATTGTTAAACTAGAACCTGCTGTTTGTGTACCTACCACTTGGTATGTATCACTTGTTGTAGTAGTTGTTTGTTGTGTAGATGTACCTGCAACTCTAGTACCAACTTCAGTAAATAAAGTTGTATCAGTAGCAGCAGTAGTACCAGAACCAGTACCCCAAGCAACATAGGAAGGTTCAGTTCCAGAGCCTTTGATACGGTTTGTAACTACAGCTTTACCTGTGTTTACTAATAGTGTAGCCATTTTTTAATTCTCCATAAAATACGTTTAAGTGGGTTCTTGTGCCAATACTGAATTGTTCCAAGATCTTCAATAGTTCCATCTGCTCTTGTAATAATTGCAGATATTTCCATTTCTTTTACTTTAGCATCAGAAGCTATCATGATAAGTTCCTTAATTTATAAAGTGTAGATAGATATAACTCAACGACCTCATCAATGATGTTTTGAATTGCTGATCTAGTAGTAGCAGTTTTACGTAACTCATCAATTGTTGCAAGTTGTTTTTCTAAAAATACATCAATTGGGTAATTAGGTATTTTGGCATATAAGGGAATCTCTCCTAAAAGGCCTTGATCCCCTTGGTATGCTTCTGCTAATTTATCTGCTAACTCAATAACGTCATCATAGAAATGACCAAGAGCTTTGTGTTGAGCATAACTCTTAGTTTTTAAATGTTCAATGTGCGTAACATTACGTGCAAAGAACAATAATCCTATGATATCTTCCATGTTAACTCCATTGTTTAATACATTCAATTAATAAACTGAATGATAATGAGCCTGATGAATAACCGTCTGTATCATATAAAACTTTACCAGTCACACCTGCACCAGCATTGTTTTGTAAGAAACCAATCTGTTCTCCCATTACAAATCCCCTACCTACAAACCTCCAGATAGGTACATCTGTTGTAGCATCCCAATAAAGGTTGACAGCTAAGCCATCTTCTACAGTGTAAGTTACTTTTTTAATTGCTACCTTAGTAGGTTGTTGTGAGTTTAACCCTGAAGCATTAACCGCAGCAACAAGTGCTGGGTCAATTAAGGTTGCTAAACTTACGTTACTTGTATCTAGGATACCAACTAATTTAACAACTAGATTACGCTCACTATCAACTAGTGTTTGAATCTGTACTGAATTAGCCATATTGGCCTCCTATTATCTTGTAACTTCTACAGAAGCAGAAATATAATCAACTGTTAATGTATCAGTAGCTGTCGGTGTAATTTGCATTACTGGACCTAAATTGACACTAGGTATGTTTGTACCAATAACAGGAGCTTCAACACGAGCTACTAAAAGATTATCAGAATAAACTAATAAATCTACACCATTAAAATAGAAACCTAGTTCAAGGTATGTATCAGCAACTGCTGTAGCAACACCTGTAATTAATGTAGTAGTTACTGATGCAACGGTTGCAACTAAGTTAACTGAAGTTGATGAAGCTGCTTTAGCAAACCATAAACCATTAGTTACTGCTGAACCATTTCTTAAACCTACATAGAATGCTTTAGTACCTGATACGGCTGAAACTTTAAATCTTGATGTAAACCACACTTGATTACCTGCAACAAAAGCAACATTAGATGCTGTTTTATAAGCAGCTGTAGCTGTAGAAGCTGCACCTGGGGTAATTAAACCTAAACCACCATTACCATCTGTTAAAGCAAATGTAGATGAGGTACCAGTAACTGTATACTCTGCAACTGAGTTTGTAAAATCATTTGCATACTGAGCAACACCTGTTAAACTAGAACCACTTGTAGTAAATGGACTTGGTAACGGATAGTTACCATTTAAATACTGTGCATCATTTGTAGACACACCATTTGAAAATCTTGTTGGATTTGACATATAAATCTCCTTTGACGTTGTTTGTTATAACAACGCTTATCTCTAAGCGTCATCAGAGAACAATAAATTATTTACCCTTTTTGACAGGTGGGCGTTTACCTTTTTTTTCTTCTATTGGATATGACATATTTACTCCTAAAATAAAGACTAGAGGGAACTTTAACTCGCCCCCTCTACATCTCATGTAGTCCTAATTAAGGACCGTTAACACCGTAGATTGCTCTAGGGTCTGTCCAGCCAAATGAGTATCTTTCGTAACCCTTAGCCTTAGCATTCATTGTATCAAAATCATTGTCTTGATCAAATTGAATACCAACACGTGAGTAGTACTTAAGACCGTTTTGGATGTTAGTTCTAACAAACCATGCGTTAGGTGAAGTTAAGTAGTGGTTCATTACGATACCTTCTGGTAAAGCATTTGTCGCTACTAAAACGTTCACTGCATTGTTTGCTGTTGTTGGTGTGTAAGCTGATTTCATAATGCGATTAGCATTCCACCAGTTTTGACGAGCAACAACTAGGCTTCTTGGCATAACATTGATCAAAAGACCACGGTCATTTTGGAAACCCATAATTGCTGTTAATGCATCTTCTAAAGAAGCTTCTGACAAGTCAGCAGGAACTGAAGGAGCATTAGCAAATGTACCACCAGATGTGTTAGGATGTGCTGTTGAAGCTAAACACACACCGTCACCACCTAAGTATGTAGAATTAAATGCACGATTGTAGATGTTAGCACCAACGTTTTCTTTCGTTTGACGGAAAGACATTGCTAATGCAGCAGATCTACGACGTGATACTTGTTCATACAAGTTGTCATCTAACTCTTCTTTTGTTACGATATAACCCAAAGCGTAAGCAATGTGTGTATAACGTGTTGTAAAACCTTGAATTTCTGAATCGTATGAAACTCCAGAGCCTTCAGATTTAACCGGAGCTAAACCAAAACCTGTAAGTTGAACATCTTCTTCATAGTTCATTGAGGATGTGTCACTGTCAAACAATTGAGAATATTCTTCTTTATGTTCGTCATAGACTTGACCCCACCATGCTTTGATCCCAGGCCATAGGGCCTTAGGGTGTGAAGCGGTTGTTATAATACCAGCCATGTTATATTCTCCTTATTAAGCCGTGCCAACTGGGTTGAGGAATTGATGCTTGTTCCATTTTACCAAAGCTTGAGCATAGGCACCAGCAGCATTATTAACTGCTTGTGTTAGTCCAATGATTTGTAGTGGTAAAGCTAATGAGCCAGAAGACGCAATAGCTAAGAATGAAGAAGCGTTCAATACCGTTGAAGATAGCGGAGCTGATTGAGCAAGAGTTGTTTGGTTAGCTGTAATAGTTAAACCAGCATTCTTGAATACGTCAGCAGCTGCCACACCAGTAGCATCACCTGTTACTTGCATAATAATTGATGGATCATCAACTACGTAAACGTAGCGAGTACCAGAATTAAGTGGTAAGTAAATTGTATTTAGAGCCAATGTAGTACCTACAAGAGATACACCTGGATCAGATACACGAATACCAACGATAACACCAACTGGTGTATCAGTAGTAAGAGCTTTTGTTACATAAGGTACACCGTTTGTATCGCTTGAACCAGCAACTTTAACAACATCGCCAATAGCGTAAGTGTTAGAACCGTCGTTAGCGATAGCATAGAGGCGACCCTGTTCGTTAAACGGAGCACCAGTAATTGTTCCTACTGGGCTAAGTCCACGAGGGGTATTTGCGTTAGCCATTTTTATTTCCTTTTAGAAATTAAGTTTATGTTTTGTAGTTAATGCCACCCTTAGGAGTATAGAAACCATCAGAACTTGTTCCGTCCTTAATGTTTACACCACCACGGATTGCAGCATCTACTCGATCATTACGTTTTTGTAACTCTGATTGATCTTCATCAAACCATTCTTGTTTAATCTTTAACAAGTAGGCATAAAGACCATCACCTTTCTCACTTGTACCAACGAGGTATCTTACCTTATCTCCTATATCTGTATTACCAGACGTTACACTATCTTTAACACCGCCCACTTCATCAGGACTGACAAACTCCCATCCTCCATCAAGTGCGGTCTGGACTCTACCTGGTTCATCATTAAAGATGTGTAGGTGGTATCCAGGGATTAAATGATTTACAGTTAACTTTGCTTGAGTACCATTAAATAAATTCCTTTGACGTTCACGTGAAGGACGTTCTGTGGTAGTTCTAGTAAGTGCCTGTTCTTTTTTCTCTTCAATTGTTAATGCTTTAGCCATAATTGTTCTCCTTAATTCCAGTCGTAACTGTCTATGTATTCTTGTTTAGATTTGATCCATCCTTGTTTAATGAATCGATCACACGCTTGTTTTGCATCATCAGGTAAGTTGTCATAAGACTTTTTACCAGAAGATCCTGTTCCTCTAACACTACCTGAGGAATCTACTGCACTGCCCTTAGCTTTATTACCTAAGAACTTATTGGGCATGTACTCTCGAATCTTATCATCAAGCTTTTCTAAAAAGGCACGACTAGTAAGGTGAGGAAATTGTTTTCTTACAGAGGATCCTAAAGTGTTAGCTAGTTCAGTCATTTCAATATCATTACCAAACCATGTATTTTTATTTAACCAACCTTGTAATTCTGGATCATCTGGAATACTTACTTGAGCAGGTTGTTCTGGCTCTGGTTTAGCTTTACTAGCTTCCTTAGCCTCACGCTGTGCTTCCTTTAGTGAATCAATTTGATCGTCAATATCAACGACTAGATCACCGTTTCCTTCTGCAATAGCTTCACGTTTTTGTGACTTTAACTGAGCAATTTGTACTTCATACTCAGCAGTCTTACGTTCAAATGATTCCTTTTGGAACTTTTTAAACTCTTCAACGGATGCTTTTATGCTATCAATTTCTTTGGCTTTTTCATCCAACTTCTTCATAAGTAATTCATTATTCTTACGGAGAATAGGATTAATTTCCTTACCTCGTTTTACAAATACTTCTGCATCAACCCAGTCATCTTCAGAACCTCTAAACTCTTCTTTAGGAACCCAACCAAATATACGGGCTTCTTTTTGAGTTTGTTCATTAACTGCCTGTGCCTCTTGATCTGCACTTGTTTCTTGTTGCTGTACTTCTTTTTCTTCTGACATGTTTTCTCCTAGTCGACTAATGCTACAACATCTAAATCATTAATGATACGGTATTCTTTGGCATCATCTCCCTGATAGATTAATCCAGAGTACTTACCAAAGATTACATGGTCACCTACTTGAGCCCAAGGACTTGGTTGGTCTAACCATGCTGTATTGCCTAATTCGACAACAGTACCTTTTAGTTGTGCTAGTCTTTCTCTATCTCGGTTTTCACCAACTGAAACAATAATACCGCTTTGTGTTACTTCTTCCACTGGATCTGGGAGTATTAAAACTCGATGACCCTTTGGGTGAATCCCACTAGTATTTTGCATCTTCTCTTGCTCCCTCTGTTAAATCCTCATATGTAATATTAAGGATATTTAAAACTGCATTACATCTACCTTTTACTTCTTCCTCATTATCCACGTTACCGCGAACAATCATTTCTTTGAGATACTCCCTATCATTGTGTAGGGACTTCTTCAGTGCCTTGGTTACTGGATGTTCCACCCAATCCAAGTACTCCTGCTGCGTTATTATCATACTCTACTGCTCCCTCAGTTGCTTTCATTAACATATCTATAGATCTTAAGATACCATCTTGGTGAGCTTTAGCAGCACCCAACTGAGTTTGTAACATAGCAATGTCATGACCTGCTCTAACACCACCAGCTTCCTCAAGTGCTTTAGCTGCTTCTGCTTCCATTTTGATAATCTTAGCTTTATTAAGCTCAGCTTCGTTTTGTAATTTAGCGATGCCAAGTTTAAATTTAGTTTCAAGAGAAAGCTTACGTTCTTGAGCTTTAATTTGCTCAACTTGAACTTTAACATCTGGACCTGCAGGTGGTAATGCATTTGGACCTGAAGGATCTGGTAAGATTTCCTCAATGTTTGGTACTTTAAGTGCTTCTAAATATCTACGCATTACTTTGTAAACATTAAATCCTGGTACAGCTAATGCTGTTTGTTTTAATGCTTCTGCTTGCATTAGACGTTGTGTATCAGAAATAACTTGTACATCTGCTGCAGGACGTAAGTCAACTGATGAGTCTTTATAGTCTGAAGCTAGTACAACATTACCAGCAAACTTGTATTCATCTGATAAATATAGTTGGTTTAAACGATATACTTTACGAAGTTCTGAGTTTAAAGCTCTATAGATACGTTTAAATATTCCTGAGAATACTTTCATACCTTGGTCTACCATTGTTTGGCTTGTAGCTGCAGGTGTATTTTGACCTACATTCTCACCAACCATAATGTCTGTAGAACCAACAATACGTTCACCATAGTTAACTAAAGTTGTTAATAGTGTATATAATACTTGGCTAGGTTCACGAACAGGTAATGGATAAATACCTTTAGCTAGGTCTTCTCCAGTAGAATCCACATGCTTCCACTCAAGAGGAGCAAAATTGTAATTGCCTCCACGGACTTTAATTCCCCGTGAAAGGAATCCTCCCGCTGTATTAGCCATAGTACCTGTATCGATAAGCTGATTAATAATAGTATTAATAGACTCATTTAAAGGTCCTAATAAAATACCAAATCCGATGTCATAATAACCACCATCTGGAGAAGGAATAAAAGAATACTTAGTAAAGTAACTTTCAGGTTTAATATTAATGATTTCATCTTTAATGTTACGTTTAATAGATGACTCAAAATAGTTAGCTACAACTCGAACTACTTTTTTAGTAGGTCTGTGTACTGTAATAATGTATGGCTCTTTATAACCGTCACCATCTAAATCTTCCCAACGGTGTTGTTCAAGAAACTCATAAGGAGTTCCTGAATCTGTATTGTAATCTTCTGTGCCTTGTTGTTTATCTTGAGCTACAGTTAAATAATCTTGTGGTTGTAAGATAGGACGACCTAACTTAACATCTAACCATAGACCTCTACGTTGTCTACTAATAACATCATTTGTAGATAAATATAAAACGTGAGTTTGACGATCACAGTCATGTAAATTCTTTGTCCAATATGAAACAACAAAGTCTTTAGCTAATACGTTTTCTGATTTAGGATGATCTTCATTAAAATCCCAATATGTTTTTTTAAATGCACAACCAACAATAGGTACTGTAATAAGCACCTTATCCATTTCAGATTCCCAAGCTTCATCTTCTTTTAGTAACTGGTAACT